CAGCAATATACGGCCATTGATGACAGTAAGATTTTAACAGTCATGTTTTCAACCACGGCTGCAATGCACATGCAAGTCACACCTAATGCAACAAGGCTAAATCCAGCCAAACTTTGCAAAAGTCCACGCACCGTGGAAACTTCTGCGGTTGTAGCAGGAAGTGTCGTAATAAAAGAAAGAATATCGGGTCGAATATCCTTTCCATCTTGAGTCGAAACTAATCTCGTTAATCCATCAACGGAATTAGTTAAATCTGAGATACCCAACACATTGGGTACTAGATTCTTCAAGAAAGTAGTAACGGCATCGAGACCACTTTCTTGTTGTAATTTAAGATCTTTGTTCGAGATCTTATGAAAGGCTTTCCCATGTCTTGAATAATGTGTCGATGGAAGACACTCATTCAAAGGTGCAATATCAAATTTCTTTGGTATATGCACTGGAGCAGCTTGTTCAATCCTCACTTTCTTAGCACTTCGCCAATATCGTTTCCTTTCAATCTGACCACATATTTTCATATGATGGAAAGACCTCTCCAAATCTTGCATACTCTCTCTCTTTACAATAGAGAGCTTGTTTGGTCGGACGGATTGAATATCACGACCACATTTCGCTACTGCCTCCTCGAGCTTCTTTCCAGCTCGCTTCTCAGCTAATTTTTCGGACTTGTTTTTCGAACAGTGTTTGCGGTATGTGTTAGTCATGATTGTATAATGCTATAAGGCCCATACGATATAATATCTCCGGAAACCCCCAAAAGTCTTTATGGATAAGGTTAGAGCGTAGTTTGATCTATACTAGAATTTGGTTCGAACATCATTTCCAACAGGTTGTTTCTCAAGGGAGGCCGTATCTGATAGGCAGCAAGCAGTCTATTACTTCTGTAAAGAGATCATGTACCTAATTCCCAAGATAACTCCGCACGAGTACTTTGAATTACTTAGCTTAGCTCTAGAACTTAGCAAATCTACTGTTAATCGAAAATAAAAACCATTGTGAATCTGGTGTCGACACAAAGTGAGGGTAAAAGCTTCTTTCTATCTAGGGGAACGTGCGTTCTTGTACACTGCTAGAACAATAGGCTCAATCACTAAGTGATTCCGAAGAAAATTGCCAGAATTCTATACGTACTTTGTACGAATAACATTTTCATACAAATATCCCGAAGGACATTTGTAAGGAGCTAGTTGTCTCACCTTTGCAAGAGGTTCTTCGACAAACTAGAATTACTACAGCCCTCCACCTAAAAGAAAAGTCTCATCGGGCCGTGAATAAGATGTCATTTTTACATTCAAGTAATGACGCAAATCTTGATATTTATGCCCGCTGTTTTATCAGCGTTGCTTGCCCAAATAGAACAACAAGCAATATACTTATACGTTTAAAAAAGAGCCAGTATGGCAAGGCTCTTCCAATAGAGAAACACACCGGGATTCAATGTTGTTTCTGTGCTATTGGACACACATGTGAACTCGTATCTCTACGAAACAACACACGGAAAGGTTTTTACAAAACTTGGGGGTCGCCCTCTGATTATTTAAACCTGTATACTCCAAATGGAGTTCATGGTCTCAGATAGAAAACCCTTGCTTTTGAAATAAACATTTCATAAAAATCATGGTTATACTCCATGATAGTCAACTCTACGATTTCTATCTTCAGTCGCATAATGCAACTCAAGGATGAAAATCATAGTTTGCAATCAATCACCATAAAGGCGATTGACAAACCACTGGGCTGTTGTACCCAGCTAAACTATTTTTACCTCATATAGCCCATAAAAAACAGTATGGGAATTCTATAGAGAAAGTAAGTTCAGACAACTCATATCATACATGGGTAACCTCCATTAGGGAAGTCGCCCAAGTTGATATCGCTTCAACGCAATAAAAGATCCAGGGAATTAAAAGATAGTTGAAGAATTATATGCCATTCTTGAAGAGGGCAAAACTTCTTCTATCAATCTTTTCCCCGAAACCTTTTTGAAGAATTTTTGAGGTTGGAAACTGTATCGTAATTCCAAAATACGCGTCACTCACTGTAGGCGGCACAGGTTCTTGATTCGCTTGGATTTTTGTAAACCAGATCAGAGCTTGGCAAATCAAAAGCTCTTTCTCAGGTACTTTTTAACGGAGTGATTATCTCCGGCTACTCAATCAATGCTTTGCGCAGGCTTGCGGCCTGCGTA